GAATTGTTGAGCACTTACTTCAGCTTTTCCTATTTGCTTTATAAAAGCAGATCCACCTTTAAAAGCATCAGATTTACCAAAAAATATTGTACCCAATAAATATTTTATACCATTTACTATATCTTGGATAGCTGCTACTCCTACAAGAGTTGCTTGAATCATAGGATCTAAAATAGACATTATAGGTCCTAATAGTTCAAATACAGATGCAAATATATCTATTATAGGCATTAAAGCTTGAACTACAGTAACAAATATTTCTTTTAATTTTTCAATAGAAGCATTAAATCTGTCTTGTATTGAAGCTGAAGCCATTTGTCTATCTAATTCATCTTGTCCTAATTCAGCAATAGCTTGAGCACTAAATCCTTGTTCTTTTAATAGTGCTAATTTTTTTCTATTTTCTTCAGTATCACCACCAGTTAATTTAGATAAAGCTGCTTGTTCTAATAACATTTCTCCTAACTGGTCACGAGATAATCCCATAGCTTGGGCTACTGATTCTTGTTGCAGGACATTCATTCCTGCAAATTTGGTTTGGTCTATACCTTGTTTTGTTAATTCTTGTGAAAGACCTGCTATATTATTAGTTAAAGCATAATATCTTGCTCTTTCTAGGTTTAATTGTTTACCTGTTAGTACTTCTGCTTCAAATTCAGCTGCAATAGAGGATTCAATATTTAATAATGAATCTTGTATTCCTTTTATTTCATTTAATTCTAAACCTACTTTTTTAGCAGCAAAAGCAGCTTCAATTAATTTTTTAGGTTGAGCAGCAAAAGTAGCTAAAATTCCTTTGGAAGTTTTTGATATACCTTCTATTAATTGTTTTTCATTAATAGCAGTATTATTAACTAGATTTAAAGCTTTAGCTTGACCTAAAAACGAAGTTACAATGTTTTTAGAAGACTGGCCAGTAGCTAAAGATAATTTAGAAATTTGAGTAGCAGCTTCTACACTATAAAATGCTTGTTTAGTAAGTTCAGTTTGAGTTAGTAATAGTTCTTCACTTAAATTAGCATTAGTACCTAAAGCAGTATTTATTTGATTAAAAGATTCGTTTATACCTTTAGTAGTAACAAAAATATTACCACTTGCATTAGCTATGGCATTAAATTCTGAGTTTAATTGGGTTGCTTCTTCATAGGATATACCCATAGATTTAGCAGTATCTCCAGCTAAATTATCTAATTTTAAAAAGGAATCAATCATGAGTCCAATTGCTACCTGTATAAAATTAGCTTTGGATAAAACTTCTTTAAAATTACCTCCTAAATTTTTAGTATAGGTAGCCCATATATTAGTTCTTTCCCCATTTAATTCATTTTGAATAGCTATTTTACGAGTATCTTCAAGAGCTTTATTAAAACCTAAATCAGGAAGACCTAATTTTTTTAGAGATTTATCTAAGCCCCCTAATATTTGTGGGGCTAAACCTAATTGTGTTTTTAAATTATTATCTACTTCATCTAATATTCTAACTTGATTATTTAACTCTTCTGTATAAGATTGATTTATTAAAACTAAATCTTGGTATTGTTGGTTTAATTCATTTGCTTGAGAAATAGCTTCAGCAGTTCCTATTTTTCTTAAAGCCTCTGTACTAACTTCAATAGAACGAAGTTTAGCAGCTCTAGCTTCTATTTGTTTTTGGATATCAGCTTGTTTTAAGGCTCCTTGATTTAGTTTTTCAAAATTATCTGCTAATTTAGAAGATTCCCTAGCTGCAGATTTAATTGAGTTAGATATATCTTTTTGAAATGATTTTATTATAGTATCCGAAGCATTTAGAGCATTCGCAAACATGTCTTGAATATTAGCCGCGACGGATCTGAATGTTTCTTCAGTTACCGCAGCTATATCTATTATATCTTGTCGTGTTTGATTTAAATTAGGTTGGTTTTGAGCCATAATAATCTTAATATATAATATAAATATAAAACTTATTTATTCTTTTATAAATTTATCTCCTTTACTTCTATTATCTTCTTTCCAAAGGGGTTGTAAATTAGTGTAGTGATTTAATTTATAAACATCTTTTTCGTTTTTAGCAGAAGCTAAAGGTATTATATGATCAATTTCCCACTTTCCATGATTTTCTAAAGTCATACCTTCTGTAAATTTAGATTGTAAATGATGGATGAATTCTTCTAAGGTACAACCTAATATTTCTTCAGAATGTTTAGATTTAATCCAACCTTTTTTATGTTGTCTTAAAAATGAATCTTTAATTAAATTTCTAATACTACCTTTGAGCTTAAATATTGGATCAGTATTTCTTCTGATTTTATGATACTCATTAATTAAGGGTTGTTTTTCTTTATGTTTTGCAAGTATTAAATTTTTATTCTTATTATAATAACCCTTCCAATATTTTTCATAATAATTAGGGTTATTAACTCTAAATATAGCATCAGTAATTTTTTGTTTTTGGGATAAAGTTTTCCAATTTTCTTTTTTATATAATTTAGTACATTCTTTACATTTTACATCTTTACCATCTTTAGTTTTAGGATGGTTGTAAAAACTATCTAAAGATTTTTCAATTTTACATTTATTACACTTTTTCATTTTTGATAAAGAAACCTATGGTTTTCAGGGTCGCGGTCCTTACTTACCATAGGTTCTAAATTAATATTTTATATTTGCACCGCGACAATGCGGATATAAATATTTAAATTTATTAAGATTTATTACTTACTGTTGTATTATATGTACTGGAAGCTGGAATATTAGGTCTAGCTACCTCTGTGGCATTTTTATTAGTTAACTGATTATTTTGTTTTTCTATTTGTTCTTGTTCTTTATCATACCATTCTTTTAATTTTTGAAAAGTAAAATTTCGGAGCCAAATAGGCATTTCATAAACAGTATCCCAAGTGTATCCTCCCTTACCATGAAATACTATTTCATTCATTTGGGAAAATAAATTTATTCTATAGGTTGATGTCAGGCCAAAAAAAGTTTAAAGAAATAGGTACTGTGATGTCCTCCCCGCCATCACCTTGAATTGTTAAATCTACATCAGGAGAAATTCGTTTAATTTCTTGACGCAATGATCTTGAATCTCTAGCTAATAATTCATTATCAACAAATTCTCTAACTACTTTTCGGTCTGTGTTTCCACCAACTGAAGTAATCATGTATTTTAAACGAGTAGATAATTCAGGTGCACCACCATTTGGATATAGTTTTTTAAGCCCTTTTAATTCCTGTTCTATCGCGGATTCATCACCATGTGTTAATAGTTTAAATCCAACTTCTATACCTGAGGAGGGTAATGTATAGTAGAAGTTATTTCCTTTAGTGTAATCTACATCTTCAGGTAATTCTTTGTCTTTTAATGTAGTTAAATCTACATTATAATGTACTCCACCTGAATCAAATTCATAATCTTGACCATACCCTAAAATACGAGAAGCAATTAGGATAGCATTTTTATCACCAATTACCATATCTTTTAGATCTACTTTAGAAACAATTAATGATTCTAATAGTTTGTCTAAAACAGTACCTTGTTGAATGTAGTTTTGGTTAGTTAAGATATCTTCCTCTTTTGCTCGCATATATCTCATTTCTATTTTTCCACTAGATAAAGGGTTTTCTTTAGAGTAAAGTAAACCTTTTGAAGGTAATTCTACAGTTTCGGTAGGATACGTAACTTTGTTTTGTGATTCCATATTTTTAATTTATTTGTTTGATTTATTTCTATTTCCTATTTGGTCATTATAACCAAAAGATTCAGCTATTTTTGTTGTTTTAAATAATGGTTGTAAATTGGTATAATTAAAACATTCTTTTTGTTGTTTTTCTTCAGTTAAATTAAATTTAGAACAAGGTATTATATGATCTATTTCCCATATTTCTCCATGATTATCCCACGTCATTTCGGGTTTAAATAAAGATTCTAAATAATGTTTTAATTCATTAACTGAGCAGTCTAATAAATCTATGATAGATTGGATTTTGAATTGATTGGTAATAGCATTATAAAACCTACTTCTAAGATTATCTTTTATTCTATATTCAATATCACTATTATATTTTTTACTTTTCCATTCTTTTTGATAATTGGGATTATTTTTCCACCATTTATCTATAGATTGTTTTTTCTTTTCAAAGTTATTTATATTATATTGTTTATTATAACTAGATATATATTCTTTATTATTATTTAACCATTCTTTATGTCTATTTTGTATTCTATCTTTATTTTGTTCTTTATACAATTTATGACAGGGTTTACAAATATAATGATACCCATCCTTTTGTCTTTTATTTTTAACAAAATTATTTAATGGTTTTTCCAAACTACATTTAGTACATGTCTTCATCTTGTATTACGAGGATATCAGCCATAAATATAGCAAAATAAAAAAAGCTCACAAATAAATGTGAGCTCTTTCCTATTATTTTTAAATTTCCTAAAAATTCAAAATGCAATAATCCATAGCTATTGTCATTGAGATTTCAGCTGCAGCTTCACCTTGTGACCAATCATAGTCTCCAAATGTTGCTGATTTGATAAATGCACCTTTAATAATCCATTCACCTACTACATCACCTACAGGACCTAAAATATTCATTGTTAAGTCTTTTTTATAGAAATCTGAATATCCATCTCTACCTGTTACTGATTCGTGAGATAAACGCATCCATTCCATTACTGCTTGTGAACCAGCAGGAGCGATTGGATCGTATAGGGCTAAAGTCATATCGTTCCATTTTACTTTACCTTTAATTTTACGGTAAACATTGATATGATCTAGTGTGATTTCACCTGCATCGAATCCTGGAGCTGAAGCTTTCTTAATTAAGTAAGCTGGGATTCCATCTACATATAGTATGAATCTATTTGATACCTTAGGTTCGAATGCGGTAAACATTATCTCATTAGGATTTAGTACTGCCATGTTATATTTTGTGTTATTTTATTATTATTTGTTTATAATAAATATTAGGAAAAAAAGCCCTTTTATTAGGGCTTTAATCCTAAACTTTTTTAGTCAAAAGATGCACCAGTTGGTGTAACATTAAAGTCTAATATGATAAACTCAGCAGTTCTAGTAGGTTGAATAAAAATCTGACCTACTAATTGATTTCTATCAATTACATCAGCAGTATTATTTGAATCATCCATTACCACTTTATAAGCGTATAAGCCTTGTCTTTGTTGGATTGAATCCAAGTAAGGATTTACTTGTCTTAAGAATCTGTTTCTTGTAGCAGCTGTGTTTTGTTCGAATACTAATCCGTTAGCTACTTGACCAATGTATGATTTTAATTCGATTAATAATCTTCTAACATTGATTCTGTCTAAAGCAGATGCTTTTTTCTGTAATGTTTTCTGACCGTATGCTACTACACCTTGTCCAGGGAAGGTAGCTAATGAATTAACTTTACCAGCATATAGAGTATCTCTATCAGATGGAGCTAATTTTCTTTCAGCTTGAATTACACTTAATCCACCTCTAGTAAATCCTGCAGGAGCGAACCATGGAGCACCTACTCTATCATTATAAGCATAAACACTTGGAATGATTGTTGATGGTGGAACCCATGTTAATTTTCCTGTATTAGGAGCACTAATTTGAACCCATGGATAATAAGTTGCTGCATATGAACTATCAATTGTAGTTGCATTGTTGATTACTGTAGCTACATTATTTCCAAAAGCAGACATGTCTACAATAGCGATACAATCTCCTCTATCAGTAGCCATATTAGTTATTGAAGTAATAATTGCATTTCCTGTTGTAGCTGTAATACCTGGAGTAGTAATTATGTTAAATTTAAATTCATCAACGTTACCTAATAATGAAATTGATGAGGTATAATCTGAATTTGATAAACCATAAACTCCACAGTTTGAACCTGCAGCTCCACCAAATGATCCACTTTGTGGGGTTGGTAATGAAGAAGTATAAGATGCTACTGGATTTCCATTATTATCAAAATAATTTGGGGTAGTATAAGTAACTGATTTTATTCTTACATATCTTGATTTATTAGTATAATCTCCTGTTGTTTGGACATATCCATTATCTGTAGTAGTAGATTGGTTACCAATTACTGCTTCAATATAATTTAATTGGTTTGGATCTAATGATAAACCTGTCCATTGTTCTAATACTACTTTAGAATTTTGATTATCATCTCCTCTTCGGATTAATAAATCAAATGTACCACTACCTGAACTAGGATTAACAATTTCAAATCTAAGATTATTAACTGAGCCTGAAGCTAATGAGCTTGAAGTTTCAGTACTAAAACTATTATTAATAGCACCTTGAGATAAAGTTTCTAATATAAATACTGTACTTGGAGTACTATCCGAACCCCCTGAAAATGCAGATGATGTTGGAGCTCCAATACCATAACTACTAGTCAAAGATAAATTATTATATATAGTACCGGCCTGTGTTGAAGTAAATACAATTCTATTACCTAAAAGAGAAGCAGATACTAAACTAGAAACTTCAGTACCTGAAGTGTTAATACTATTAATTAATAAAGTAGCCCATTGGGACGTAGAAGTTATAGCATTACTACCATCAAAATCTCCATCACCTACTCCTAAATCAAAATAATTGTTAAAAGAATCATACTGGTAAGAACCTGTAGAAAGGTAAGGGTTATTTCTAATTGTATAGTTAACACCACCAAAATCTGTATTTCCTACTATTAAGATATTATTCCAAGAACCTGTTGAAGAGGATTGAGTAACAAATGATGCAGAAGCAAATGCTCCAACTACTAATGCAACATTACTAGAAGCGCTAGAAGTTGCAGGAGCAAATGTACCGCTTACGGCTCTTTGTACTAATAAAGTAGTTCCACCTTGTTGAAAATAATTATAAGCAGAGATTGATGTTAAATATTCGTAAGATGCTCCACCACTGATGAAAGACCCACCGAACTTATTTAAATAGTCGCTATAAGAAGTAACTAAGGTTGGAATTCTAACAGGACCGGATACAGTAGGTCCTATAATAGCTGCTCCTGCAGTAATAGGGCCTTGAGTAATCTGTGATTGGTCATTTTCTCTAGTTAGAACACCTGGAGATAATAATGTTTCAGCCATTTTTTATTGTTATTTTAATTAGTTTAATTTGTTTGATAATAAATATTAAAAAAAGGCTCAAAACCTATAATTTAGGGATAAGTTATCTCACCTGTTTTTAAATCAATTTGAACATCACCATAAGTTTCTTTAAGTCTTTTACTTAATTCATTCTCAGCTGTAAGAATTTGATCAAATAATTGTTTTAAGTATTGTTCTTCTTTTTCAATTTGTAGTTTTTTAAATCCTACTTGCCCTAATTGTGCAATTAATGTTTCAGATTGTGATTGAAAATCTTGTAATTCTTGTAATTCTGTTTCTTGTAACTTTGTTGGTTTAATCATAACGTTGTTTTATTTAATTTATTTTTAGAATAATGCATTCCAAGTTGTCCCATCGTAGTAATATAGAATACTAGCTCCTGCTGATCCTGAAGCTATTATCATACCTTCTACGGGAGTTGGTGTTGTTGTTCTTCGTTGTAATATTAGAATATCGTTTAGTCTCGTTGATCCTGATACATCTAAGGTATAGGATGGTGTTGAAGTTCCTATACCTACTCTAGCATCAGATACTGAACCTGAGGATGGGCCT